CCTTTTATTTATTAATGAAGCAAATGAATTGTACTTCGAAGACTGGCAGCAGTTATTATTTAGAACAAGTGAAAAAATAATACTAGACTACAACCCTAGTGAAGAATACCATTGGATATACGATAAGATAATACCAAGAGAAGATGCAAGTTTTTTAAAAACAAATTATTTAGATAATCCTTTTTTAGAAAAAACACTTGTAGATGAAATAGAAAGACTTAAATATACTGATGAACAATATTGGCAAATTTATGGATTAGGAGAAAAAGGGATAAGTAAAGCTATTATATTTAATTATTATGAATATAATATACTACCAAGTCAAGCTGAATTTATTGCTATGGGTATGGACTTTGGCTTTACAAATGACCCAACAAGTTTAGTAGGTGTGTGGATTAATGGTTTAGATTTATATATAAAAGAATATCTATATAGAAATATGATGACGACAAATGATATACATAATAAATTTAAAGAAGTAGTTACAAATCAAGTTATTTATGCCGATAGTAGTGAGCCAAGAACAATAGAAGAATTACGAAGAATGGGCTGGAGAATAAGGGCAAGTTTAAAAGGTAGAGATTCTGTTAATGCAGGTATTGATTTATTAAAAAGATATAAAATACACATACATAAAGATAGTGTTAATGCAATACAAGAGTTTAGAAATTATAAATGGAAAGAAGATAGGTCTGGTAAATTAACCAATATGCCAGAAGATAAAAACAACCACATTACAGATGCAGTTCGCTATGCTACTTATTCAATATTAAGTAAACCTAACTTTGGTAAGTATGCTATTAGATAATATCAATTATTTTTATTATATTTGTATTAAATAAATATAAATATGTTTGATAAATTAAATTTCACAGACTTTCAAAATTTAATGAAAAATCCTAATTTCAAGGTGTATCAAGTTTATGGTCCTAAACCAAATTCAAAGCAGTATAAGGACAAAACAGGAACTTGGAATGTAATGGGGTCGCTTAAAAATTAAAGTCTCTTAAACAGGGCGAAAAATAGTAACCCTGTTTTTTTATTTCTTAATTTTTTAGTTTGACAAAAATTTATTATATTTGTATTAAATAAATATAAATTATGAACAATCCATTTGAAATTATCGGTTATTCTATTGACTACTACATTCGTGGTAAATATATAGGATCAATAAAAAATGATAAACCTGACAGAGATGTTATGGGTTATCACGGAAGAAAAACATTTAAACTTTTATCAGATATTATATTGAAGAAGAAAAAATATAAAATCGGTACAGAAGTTACTACTGAATGTATTGTATTATGTGGTAAATATATTGGCACACAAGAAGAAAAAATTAATGCAATGATAAACTCAAGAATAGGATATGAAAAGGTATAGTTACAATAACGAAAAAATAAAAGTAGGCGATATATTTTATAGGTCTTGGGGTTACGAACAAACAAATATAGATTACTATATTGTTACCAAAAAAATAGGTAAATCAAGTGCTAAATTTAAATGGTTAGAAAATAAAAAAGTAGATGAAAAAAGCACACAATATCACGATGCAGTTGTACCTTATATCGCATCTGTAAATACAGGTAAAGAATTTCTTTGCAGAATAAAATACTATAAAGATTCAAATGATCCTAGTATAAATATAAATTCATATAGTAATGCTTATTTATGGGATGGTAAAGAAAAAATGCAAACTAATCCTTATTATGGACATTAAAGAATTATCGCAAATATATAATAAATTATCAAACGAAGATTTAATAAATATATTCGAGATGTCTAGTGATAGAATTTTTGTTTGGAATCCACACGACAAAACTTGTTATGATTTAGATAATGATGTACCTTTTTGTTTTAATGGTCCACGTATACAAATTAATATTGAGGATATATTTCTTAAACCAATGGTAACAAAAGAATGAGAGTATTAGGTTGGATATTAAAAAAGTTTTTCGGATCAAAAGAAGAACACTATTGGTTAGCGATACCAAAATATGTATATAGCGAAAAGGAAAAAAAAGAAATGATACAGAAATATAAAAAGTTTATAAACGAAAATATAATAATAAAAAATGAAGAATATTAAATTTTTATTACAAGCGACATTACTTTGGTTAATGTTTTTTGTAGGTGTATACATACAATTAACATAGCGTTGTTTTTCATAGATTTATTATTTTCATATATTTCTATGTTAGTTGTTTGATAGGTAGTCAGAAATGGCTACCTTTTTTTTTTAAAATATATTAATTAAATTGTTATATAATTATGAGAATTAAAATAAGTGTGCCTGATACTTTAAGTGATATTACTTTAGGACAGTATCAAAGATTCTTAAAAATACAAGAAACAGAAAAAGATCAACTTGTATTAGGATCAAAAATGATTGAGATATTTTGTAATGTACCTTATGGTAATATGATAGAATATCGTATGTCGCATATTAATAGAATATCTAAAAAGATAACAGATATTTTTCAAGAAGAAACACCTAATTTAATAAGACACTTTAAAGCTAATAAAATAGAATTTGGATTTATACCGAATTTAGATGAAATGACTTTTGGTGAATATGTTGATTTAGATACTTATTTTAAAGACTGGGATAATATGCATTTAGCTATGTCAGTTTTATATAGACCTGTTATACAAAAATATAACGATAGATATATAATAGAAAAATATAAAGCAGATAATAAAATAGATTTAAAGCAAATGCCACTTGATGTATGTTTTTCTTCCATTGTTTTTTTTTACAATTTAGGGAACGACTTGAGCAAGACTATGCTGGATTATTTGAAACCACAGGAGAGGGCGACCTTACTTCAGTCTCAAATTTTGGAACAAAGTGGGGGTGGTATCAATCAATTTATGCACTCGCTAAAGGAGATATTACAAGATACAAAGATATCACTAAACTAAATATGCACGAATGTTTATATGCTTTAGAATTTATAAAAGAAAAAAACGAATTAGAACAGAATCAAATAAAAAATAATTTAAAATGAGCAACATAGGTGTTAGAGGTTTTTATTTAATAACGACAACTATAAAAGATAATTTACTAAATGATGAAAATGTGAATACTGTTACAACAGGAGATATTACAAAAATAGATTTAGCAAAACAAACTATATTCCCATTAAGCCATATAATTGTAAATAGTGTTTCACAAGAGCCACAAGTTTTACGATTTAATATAAGTGTAATTTGTATGGATATAGTAGATCAAAGTAAAGATGAGGTTACTGATATATTTTTTGGTAATAACAATGAACACGATATTTTAAACACTCAATTAGCAGTAGTAAATAAATTAATAGAATTATTAAGAAGTGGAACATTATACACAAATCAATATCAGTTAGATGGTGTTGTAAGTTGTGAGCCATTTTTTGATAGATTTGAAAATGAGGTTGCTGGGTGGGTAGCTACTATGGATATTTTAATAGGTAATGATATAAATATTTGTTAATGAATTTAAGAAACGTTACAGAAGTGATACAAGAGTTTGCAAGTAAAGTAGTTTATGAAGCAAAGTTTAATGCACAAAAACAAGCAGTAAGTGGTAGATTATTAAATAGTATAAGTTTTACAAAAAAGATTAGTGAAAGACAAAGTTTAATAAGTTTTTTTATGGAGGGTTATGGAAAATATCAAGACTTAGGTATCAAAGGAACAAAGTCAGGTGAAAGTGTTGGTAAAAAATATTATGGTAGTAGTTTTCCTGAATATAAATATACAACTAAAATGCCACCACCATCAGCTTTCGATCAATGGGTAATAAGAAAAGGAAGTTTTAATAAAACAATAAGAGATGTTAAAGGAAGATTTAAAAGAAGAAGTGTTGATAGTGTGGGCTTTCAAAAATCATTAACGTTTTTAATAGCAAGATCAATATTTGGAAAAGGAATTAAACCGACATTATTTTTTACAAAACCATTTACAAAATACTTTAAAGAGTTGCCTGAGCAAATTGCAGTAGCATATGGAGAAGATTTTGATACAGCTTTACAACTAATATTCGATAAACAAAAATAAGATGGCAATATATAAAGTAAATATAAACACACCAGTATATCTTAAAATATCTAATACAAATTTAGCTGATTGTAATTTAGATATATATATTTATAGTGGCACATACCAAGCAAGTCCAACTGTAACATATCAATTAAGAAAAAACGAAGTAGCAAATAATAACTTTGTAATATTTGAAATAGGAGAATTAATTAAAGATTATATAGCATATAGTTTTAGTGGAACATTTGGCAACAATGGTCTTAATCTTTGGGTAAAAACAATAGCAACCCCTAGAAACTCATCAGGCACAGCTTTAGATGCAATAACTACAAATATGTTAGCTTTTGATGGTATCGGATATTTTGAAGATGGATTTACTACTGAAACACAAACTAATAGTGCAACTACTTTAATTTTAAGTGCATATAAAGGAAGCGTAACTAAATTAATGTCAAACGATACTATATTTAGAGAAAATCAAGAAATATTAAAAATACCTGTATTAGCTAATTTAAGTGTTAATTCAGGTGCAGATACTTTGACAGGTGCTACAACAGTAAACTTTAAAAATGGTTCAAGCACAATTACAAGCATTACAGTTGGTACAGCAATAGATACAACAAATACAGCTATTGAATACGCAACAAGCACAACAGCGACACTTACAAGCGTAGATATTGTTAAGGGTGGATCAACAGAAACAATTACAATAGAAGAACAACCTTGTAATAGATTTACAAACCTACCAATTACATTTGTAAATAAATTTGGCGCATTACAAAGAATAAATTTCTTTTTAAAATCTATTGAAAGTATAGACATACAAAGAGATGAATTTAAATCTAATACACTTACAACAGGTGCAACATATTCGGTAAATAATCATCAATACAAAACAAGAAACATAATGAGTAGAGAGGGCATAACATTAAATACTGGTTATGTAAACGATAGCTATAATCAAGTTATTGAACAGCTATTAATGTCTCAAAGATGTTGGATATTTAAAGACAATCAACAACTTCCTGTTACACCTCAAAATAAACAAGTAACATTCAAAACAAGTTTAAATGATAGACTAGCAAATTATACTATTGACTTTAAGTTTGCTTTTGATAAAATAAACACGATAAGATAATGAATCAGGTAGGTCTTGCAATACCAAGTATTATTTTAGATAGTCCTGATCCTAACCCAGATATTTGGAACTTAACAGATACCTTTTGGGAAAACACTTTTAGAAAATGGAATGAGATTAATTTAATTACTGATATAAACTTTCAAAGATTAGATTTATTTGAAGATGAACAAATAACATTATCACAAACAATACAAGACATTAGAGATATTGAAAAAGTATTTACTGATTTTAGTAAGTCGTTTAATTTACCTGCAAGTTCAACAAATAATAAATTATTTAAACATTATTATCGTAGAGATTTAATTTCAGATGCAATACCTAATGGTATATTTAACGCTAACTCAAAATTAGATGCATTATTAGAATTAAATTTTAAACCATTTAGAAGAGGTTTTATTGTATTAAATGGTGTTAAATTAAAAAACAATGTACCAGATTCTTATAATATTACTTTCTTTGGTCAAACTGTACAATTAAAAGATAGATTATCAGATAGAAAATTAAGCTCGTTAGATTTTGCAAAATATAATCACGAATATAATGTAGCAAATGTAAAAGAGGGATTAAAAACTTTTGTAAGTAGTTTAAAAAATCAAACTGTAACTGTACCTCATATTGTTTATCCATTTATATCACATACACAAAGATTTATTTATAATAGTGGTGCAGGTGGAGTTTTGACAAGTCAAGCAAGAAGTGATACAACAAGAAACTTATATGCAAGTGGTAGTCAAACAACAATAGATTCAGGACAAGCAACAGAAAGATTAGGAAGTACAATGGGTTTTCATTATACTGACTTGAAACCTGCCATAAGAATTATTGATGTATTAGAAACCTTAGAACAAGATAAAGATATTGATATGCGATTTACTGATGACTTTTTTAAAAGTACAGGATTTTTTGCAAATCTTTATATGTGGCTGCATAGAAATAAAGGTGATATTGGTGTAACCCCTTCAAATGAAACAGGTGTTAATTTGATAGTGATAGATGAAATATCAAGTTTTACTGGCGATACAACTGATTTTTTTAATGATGATAGTCCTTCAGAATTTGTGCCAATATTCGATGGTGGTGCTTTTAGGTTTCAAACTGCTAATCTATATGGTGGCAGAGAAAGAGAAGCAATGACTATTGATTTTACAGTAACCCCAAGTGTAAATACAAAAAAGTTTACAGTAAGATTTAGAAAGTTTGGGACAAACGAAACAATAGCTCAAGTAGATCACATTTCAGGAAACACAAGCACCCAATTAAGATTTACTTTTCAGCCACCAGATTATGAAGCTGGAGGTGTTGTTGTAGAACATAATGTTGAACTTGTAATTGAAACAGAAGAAACAGTTTTAGCATTAAGTTATGTTTTAAAATTTAGAAAAAGAATTGAAGAAGATGGAGAAAGCACTTTAAGATATGATATTACTGCACAAAATGTAAAACCTACAAATATTGTAGATACTTTAAGTGTTTCAGATAACATTCCAGATATGAAAATAATTAATTTTTTAACTGGTCTTTTTAAAACATTTAATTTGACAGCTTTTGTAGAAGATGATGTATCGAGTGCAGACTTTGCTAAAGTTAAAGTACAAACCTTAGATACTTTTTATGCAAGTGGTACAAGTAGAGATATTACACAATATGTAAAACAAGATGATAGTGAAAGTAACTTTAGTGTACCTTTTAATGATATAGAGTTTAAATTTGAAGAACCTAAAACTTTTGGTGCTTTTTATTATGATAAATTAAATTCAAGACAATATGGTTCTGTAAAAGCAAGTGATAGTTCAAACTCAGGTAGAGATCCAAGATTAAACAGAGGACAAGATTATAGAATAACAGTACCATTTGAAAAAATGTTTTATGAAAGATTAATAGATGGAAACGATGATAGTAATACACAAATAGGTTTCGGTTATTTTGTAGATGATAACCAAAGTCCAACTATTGGTAAACCATTATTCTTTTTTAAAAACACAACCCCAACAAGTACAAAATCAATACAAATGTATGATGGTGGAGGAACAGGTACACCAGAAACAATTACAAACTATAACAGACCTACAAACTTCCAACAAGGCACTTCTAGCGTATCTATTAGTGTCGATACAGATGAACCAAGTCCTGTTACTTTTAGTTACTTAAATGCAAGTTTTGTAAGTCAAACCATAACAGTAAATGATGGTGCATCAGGCACAATATCTGAAGCTATAACAAATAGTGTAATAGCAACATCAAATGTAAATGATACAGCTAATATAACTATTGATTATACAGCAATTACATCAAGTCAAACAATAAACTTTAGTCAAGAAATTGATCCTTTTATACCTGTATTAGATGCTGACACTTTGTTTGAAAAATTTTATAGCACTTATATAAGTGATATTTTCGATTATAACAGAAGATTAGTAAAAGTAAAAGCAATACTTCCACAAAGTTTTCTACTTAATTATAAATTGAGTGATACTATTGTTATATCTAATGAGGAGTTTGTTATAAATAAAATAACAACAAACCTACAAACAGGAGAAAGTAGTTTAGAGTTATTAAACAAAATAAAAAGAGTATGATACAAGGGATACTAGAATTATTAGAATATGCAAATGGCGAAACTGAAAACATTAGAATCGCACAAGGTAAATATGAGTTACCGAAAACTTTTAAAAAAACAGTTAAACAAATTAAAGATGAAATAAAATGGCGAAAGATGT